GCTGATCTTGCAATCTTTTTAAGACCACCACCTGAAGTATCTATCGCTAAAAATACATCATCATTAGCTACTGTGGATATCTCTGATAATGAGCTTACTGCTACAGAATTAAAATTTGTGCCATCTGCTATTAATAAATTACCTGCAGTGTTTGTGCCCATGGTAATATCATCACCACCAACAGTGAGATCTCCTGTTAATGTTAAATTTCTAATACCTGTATAGTCTTTGTTTGAATCTAATATAACCGCTTTACTTGCTACAGCTGTTCCAATTGCCGTGCTTCCTATATCTAAAGCATTTAATTCACCAACAACTGCAGTGATACCATCAAGTACATTTAATTCTGCTGCTGTAGATGTAACTCCATCTAAAATATTAAGCTCCGCTGCTGTAGATGTAACTCCATCTAAAATATTAAGCTCCGCTGCTGTAGATGTAACAGCTGTGCTACCTAGGGTAAGACCACCATCAGGTATGACCACACTGCTTCCTGATAGAGCTGTAAATGTATTTGCTGTAAATCTAAAATCATCTGCTCCTGCTATTTTAATATCTATCTGATCATCAGTATCTGCTGTAAGAGTGGTATCTCCATCCGCATCTAAAACTAATTCTCTACCTTCTATGTCAAGTGACCCACCAAAACCTGCATCAACAAGATTTGTTCCATCTGAATAAACCAGTCTTGTTGTTTTTTCTGATACACCAAAAGTAATACCTGTTCCTGATGCCGTTTTAAATTGTACAGTGTATGCACCTGATGTGCCGTTTGTTACTATATAAACTTTTTCAATTGAATCTGGAACGGTCACGATCTGATTACCTGTGATAGTTCCCGTTAATTTTATGACAGCATGACGAGCTATTGAATCTGATTCTGTTGTTGTCCCATCGGTGATAGATAATTGAGTTGTCTGAGCACCACCAGCTATGGATTTTTCCACATAACCAGCGATTGCTTTTTCTATGATTTGTAAGTTGGTATTAGTTTTTGTCCCCCATGTACCGGAATTCTCTCCGGTTGCCATTAGTTCTATACCAAGATCTGAAAATGTTGATGCCATAATTTAATTCCTTTACGGTGTTGGAGAGTTGACTTGTATTCTAGCAGTGCCATCAGCATAGTCATCTCTTTTTCTACTACCTAATTGTTCTCCTCCAAATCTCTCGATTTCTTGTTTATATTTTTGTTCATACAATTGCAGCATGTCAGCTGGACCTTTTAGAAACGCATATGTTTCTGCGAGACAACAGTATAACAGACCATTTGGAAAATTCAAACTAATGTAACTGGTCTCATTACTGCTAGCTTCTAATTTATCTGGTATACGATTGAAATGAATCTGATATTCGTAAGTCGTATCTGGCACAGGAGATAGTAATATAGATCCAGATGTGGAAGCACCATTACCTGTCGCTCCACCTTTCATCGCATAATACTTTGGTTTTCCCGTGCTTGTATTAGCTGATACATATTCCTCTAAAAATGTAAGATCTTTTTTCTCTAACCAGACATTTGATCCTGTGGTAACAGATGTTGAATCATAAACCTGCACACCTCTGATAACCAGTGCTCCTGCAGGAACATTGACAAAGTCTTGATTGGCCACCAGATTACCTGTTGTTGAGGATCTATATGCATCTAGAGGCAGGTCTCTGTAGATTCTATATTCCGCATTTAAAACTATATTTTCTATAACACTATCAGATAATACAGTAGAACTAACCTCTGTGTAACTTCTTATCTGTGTTCTTAGATCTGAAAAACTTATTCCTGACATATTATGCGCTCAATGTTGCTGGGCCAGCCGAACAACTATTGCCTCCTCCTGATATACCACCTGTTGTAGCAGTATTTGTGTCTACAGTAAAGTGATAGAAATTTTCTGTGTTGTTTATGTTACCGCTAGAATCTCTCTTGCCAACCGTGATGGAGTATCCTGCAGCTTTTGCTATATTTGATCCTGAGATACCATCAAAATCTTTGGGGTTATTGAAGGCATCTGGATCTGATGTTGTATAGATGGGTCCTCTAAATCTCACAGTATCGCCTGTTGATCTACCATGAGATTTTTCAAATACATTTATTATTCCTGACGATGCTGAAATCGTTTGAAAAGGATCAGGTCCCAGGGGTCTGGCTACCTCACTTTCTTCTCTATCAGGTCTTGCATCAAATAAACCTTGTGAATCTCCTGATCTAGATCTTAACTCTAATTGAGGATGTTTAGGTTCAAATTCTGATTTATGAACCAAGTGACCATTCCATTCTCTCACCATCTCATTATAAGGAAACTCTAATCCTGATCTATCTGATATTGCTTTTGCGTATTTTCCTCTTGCTTGTGCCATTAAGTTCCTGGGTAATAAGTTTTAGGAGTTATAAAAGTGCTTGAAGAAGATCCATCCTCTGCGAGTGCTCTTGCTAGTTCATCTTCATAATATAACTTCATTGTTTGTGTAATTTGTGGATTAAATTTTTGTGATAGATAAAAAGCTAATCCTGATACCATACAAGGTACAAATCTATACGGAACATCTGTTGCATCCGTGTAAGTTGAATCAACATCTTGTATTCTTTTAACAAAAAATATGTGCATGTCTTTAGATGCAGCTGAAGAATCAGGACATGGATAGACAGTTACTGTTGTCTTATCTACAAATCTTTGAACAAAATATTGAGAGGGAGTTCCTTTAGATAATTTTGCAGATAAACTAGAATAAGTTGATCTATCGATCTTGGTCATCGCTGCATCAGATTGTGAGGTTGAAGTTCTGTTCTGTCTAAAAGTCGCTTCAAGAACATCTGCTACTCCATAGACATCAGAAGGTGCTACTGTGGTAGCACTAGTTCCATCTCCTGTAGATCTAAAAAAGATATATTCAGCTTGACCTTCGATCAAATCAATATTGGTCTCACCTATTTCCCAATAGTGTAGACCTCTATTACCCCATTCTTGAAAAAGAATATTTAGGGATCTTCTTGCAGATTTTAATTGATATCCAGATGTTACTTGAGAACCAATACGTTCATATGCCTCTGCTATCAAATCATCAACAGCAAAAGTTTTGTCGAAAGTAACTGTGCCTGAAGTTGTATTGGCCATTTGTTACTCCTAATAATTTTTTATAAATTCTGCTATAACCGTATAAGTATTTCCAGAATCAGCCGCACCCGGTACAACAAAGTTCACATCATTTTCATTTGAGTTGGATGAGGTATTTGCTGGTATTCCACCAAATTCTCTAAAATCCCAATATCCAGATCCTATCAAAGTTACTATAGGAATATCTCCATCTGAATCCTCATAATCTAAACGAGCGAAAGAATCTTTTCCATCACCGTTTGAACAAGAATACCATAGTCTTTGTAGTGTTACATGTGTTGGACTGGCTCCATCTACATTAGCTGCAAGTGCAGATACATCTGCAAATACAGTTGTTCCGCCTGATCCGTCTGATTGATTTACTATTTTTATGGTCACTCTCTTATCGTTTTGTTGTAAGATAGTTGGACCTGTTACTGTGTCTGCCATTGTTTCCCTCCTTAATCAAGAAACTGTGAGGGCCGAAGCCCTCACGTTGTTAATTATTATTGATCTGCAAATGCAGGTACGTCTGCACCTTCTTGTTGACCCCAAATATAATAGTTTGTGCTATCTTTAGCCAAAATATTTATTTCGAATAAACCAAAGTCTGTAAGAGTTAGACTTGAGTTAGAACTTCCATTTGAATAAACAGATACATTATCAGCATTAGAATCTAAATGCACAATACCACCAATATAAAAGTTAGTATTTCCTGGTGTTATTATAATTAGGTTTTCTGTTTCTTCAGCAGCACCACCATAGATAAGTTTAAAGTGTGCACCAGCAACCGGAGCTGGTAACGTGATTGTTCTGTTAGCTGTAAGTGCAGGAACTACAAGAGTTCTTCCACTGTGTGTTGCGTTATCAAGAGTTTTGTCTTCATCTCCTAATGCAACAGGTGCATCACCCATAGTGATTACTTCAGTAATCGCTCCAGTAGTAGCATTCTTACTTATTGTTTTAAGTGTGCTCTCGGATCTTACTGGACCCGTAAACGTTGTGTTTGCCATGTTAATATCCTCCTAGATATTTTAAATGTAGTCCCTAGGGAATGTCGACTATACGCGTCTACATCTAATTTATTTTAATTTGTATAGTGTTAATTTTATACAATAGTTTTTTATAGAGTGCAAGAGAGCCTGTAATGCGGATTGGATTTTTCCAACGATGTAGCTTTTTATTAAGTAGCTACTGAAACTTGCGGAGCAACACCTTCAATAGTGTTCTGCTTGTGGGCAATAACTGCTTCTTCCAGCTTGATCTTTGTGATGACTTCTTTGACTTTGTCATCAATTCTGACCATTTCAAGAGTGTATCTACCATTAGACAGATGCTCCTGTTCCCACTTCAACTCCAAGGACCTTTTTTGTTTGTATAGGTCTTGTATCATAAACAACCTCCTCATAGGTTATTCTGTTTACTCGGTCATCATATGAGATTCCGAGATATTCCCATTTTATACTCTTTTCTCCCAACTTGTCAAGGATTGATTGTTCTAGAGAAACCGGGTCATCCTCAGACAAAACCTCAAATTTTGCATGATAATCATAAGCCCAGATTGTTATTAGGAATTTTTTCATGATTCTACTTTCTATTTAGAATGTGGCGGAACTATGTCCCGCCACAAAATTATTAAGATTACGCTGCTCCTGGAGATCCGAAGATACCTCTAGGGTCTGAGAATCCAAAAGAATATCTCTCTCTAGCTTTGTATCTTACGTTACCAGTTTCGAAGTCACCTTCCATTGCAGTTTTGATTGGTGCTCTAACGAACATTTTTAATCCGTTAGGAACATCAGTCTTAATGAAAAACGCATCAGTATCAGTTAGGTAGTGGTTAATAGTATAACCCTGTGGAATCATACCCATGTTACCTAATGCATTGATGTCATTGTCTGCAGTTCCAGTTCTACCTTGAGACTTCATAAGTCTTTCAGCAGTAAATTGAAGCGCTGAAGGAATTATCATTTTAACTCCTTTTGCTGCAATTTTTAGACCTCTTTCATCAGTCATTGCTGCGATGTCAATTAACGACTGCTCTAACGAAGTTTCGTTTAAGTCAGCTGCAGTTGACAACTCATTTTTGAACGTTCCAGCTACAATTGGGTGGACTGCAGAACAAAGTTCTACACCATCACCGCCTGTGAAGTTAGAATCAAACGCATTGTTTAATACGTTTGCTGCTTTAACTTGTTTAGCATTTGCCATAGATCTAGCTAATGCTTTTGTATATCTAGACGCAAGTCTGTCATACAAGTTATCTTCAATCGCTTCTTCAGTGATTGAGAACGCTAAAGCAAGCGTTTCGTGTGTGTATCTAGCAGTGAAAGATTCCTGTGCTGTATCGTAGTTAACGCCTTGTCCTTCAGGTTTAACTGAAGCATTAGCGAAACCAGATAACATCACTTCTTCTTCAAAAGCTCTGTCAGAATTTTCGATATCGAAAATTTCTGTGTGCTCATCTGC